TTACAAATAAATAAACTATCGCATAGTAGTGGTGATAACTACAGTACCTTTACAGGTAGAAGTGCTACAGCTAGAACTTCACAAGGACAAATAAGCTTTGCGTTGTTTACAAAAGCTGGAGAAGATTACGGAGAAATGGTTATAGCTGATGGAGCTAATCAACCATTTATCTTTAGAATGGAGGGTTCTGGAGCTTTAAGTACTAGAACTTATCATACTAAAGAAGTTACTGTGACAAGCACTAAGCACGTAACTCATATTACAGCCCATGACCATCACTTAATAGCTGCTGGTGTAGAAGACAACGAGAATACAGTCTACTACAGTGTGTATAACGATGCATCAGACTTCAGTGGAACTGGAGCAGGTTCAGTTACTATTTCAGATAAAGTTGTAGGAGTCAGAGGATTCCGTGAAGACTTATTTGTATTTTGTGAAAATAGTATTCACAAGCTTATAAATATTAACAATTCACAAACTGTTGCCATTGTACCTGTCGCAGAAAACGTAGGGTGTTTAAGTGGCTACAGTATTCAAGAGATAGGTGGTGACCTTATCTTCTTGGCACCAGACGGACTAAGAACAGTTGCTGGTACTGCAAGAATTGGAGACGTTGAGTTGGGTACAGTTAGTAAAGCTATCCAACCATTACTCACAGACCTTGCAAACAACATTAATAGCTATGTAATTAGCAGTGTTGTTATACGTGAGAAATCACAATACAGATTATTTTATACAGATACCACTTTAGAAGAAAGTCAACAACGTGGTATCATAGGAACATTAAGACCAGATGGCTTTCAATGGTCAGAAACAAGAGGAATAGAAGTCACAGAGGTTGGCTCGGGATTTAATACAAATGGTATTGAAAAGTATTATCATGGTTCTACTGCAGGTTACGTGTATAATCACGATTCAGGTAATAACTTTGATGGTACTTCCATTTTAGCAAGATATGCTACACCCGATTATGACTATGGTGATTTAGGAACTTTAAAAACTTTACACTACCTCAAAGTTTCTTCAAGTGCTGAAGGTGTTGTAGAACCAGATGTCCAAGTTAGATTTGACTTTGGTAGTACAGATATACCACAGCCACCAGAACTATTTGATTTAGGTGTTATAAATCCTCCATCGTTATTTGGTGAAGCACTATTTGCTACCAACGTATTTGGAGGAGCTGAAAATCCTTTAACAAGAATCCCACTTTATGGTAGTGGACACAGTAACAATTTTACATTTATAAGTGATGATACTAAAGCACCTTATAAAATTAATGGTCTTTATGTAGACTTTATACCTTCAGGCAGGAGATAAACAAAGATGGCAATAACAAAAGTAACAGGTGCATTATTAGGTAACTTAGCTGTAGGTACAGATAATGTAGCTTTAGGTAATGGTACATTATCGGCTGTAACAACTGGTCAACGTAATGTTGCTGTTGGTAATGATGCAGGTTTAGCTTTAACTGAAGCAGGTGAAGCAACTTTAATAGGTAGACAAGCAGGTAAAGCTTTAACTACAGGAAGCAGTAATACTTTTATAGGTGGTAGAGCAGGTCTTGCTACGACAACTGGAGCAGAAAATGTAGCAGTAGGTCAAGCTTCTTTGATGACCAATACTACTGGAAGTTCAAATACAGCTCTTGGTAGAGCTGCTTTGCTTTATAGCACCACAGCTTCTAACAACACAGCAGTTGGATATCAGGCTTTACTTTTTAACACCACAGGTACATCAAATGTAGCAGTGGGTTATGCAGCTTTAAATGCAAACACCACAGCAGACCACAATACAGCAGTTGGAAAAGGTTCTTTAATAGCAAACACCACAGGTACACAAAATACTGCTCTTGGTTCTTCTGCTGGTAGAAGTTGCACAACTGGTAGTTACAATGTATCGATAGGGTATGCAGCTTTAGATGCTTCTACAACAGGTGCACAAAATGTAGGAATTGGTCGTTATGCGATGATATTGAACACAACTGGTTATTCTAATGTAGGAATAGGCAATAATGCAATGTATGCAAACACCACAGGATATGGCAATACAGCAATTGGTAATGGTTCTCTTGATGCTAACACTACCGCAAGTCTCAACACAGCACTGGGTTATCTATCTTTAACAAGAAACACTACAGGAACTTATAATACTGCTTTGGGTTCAAATTCTTTAGCCTACAATACTACAGCTAATGCTAATACTGCTGTAGGTTATAATGCAGGAACTGTATGTACAGGCTCTGAAAATACTTTTGTAGGTTATGAAGCAGGTGGAGATGTGACAACAGGAGCTGATAATACTTTTATAGGCTTTCATGCAGCTCATTATCAAAATGCTGTAACAACAGGAGCTGATAATACTGTTGTAGGAGCTTATGCTAGAACTTCATCAGCTTCAGTTAGTAATGAGGGTGTCTATGGTCGTTATGCTTTAGGACAAGGAGCAGCAACAGCAACAATAGGTATTAGTGGTAATGGAGTTCATATTGCACTTAATGGAAGTACAACTTCTTGGTCTGCTCATTCTGATGAAAGACTTAAAGAAAACATTCAAGACTCAACAGCAGGACTTTCTTTTATTAACGATTTAAGACCTATAACCTATAATTGGAAATCTAAAAAAGATATATCTGAGGACTTTGTAAACTATTATGATGCTGATTCAGACGAACCAGTACAAGGTCAAGTTAAACAAACCAATCATGGTTTTATAGCACAGGAAGTAAAAACAGCGATAGATGCACATCCTGAAATAAAAGAAGGACATTCTATTTGGAGAGAGTCTCCCGATGGTGTTCAAAATGTAGCAGATGGTGCTTTAGTACCAATGCTTGTAAAAGCTATACAAGAACTTAAAACAAAAAATGATGCTTTAGAAGCACGAATCACAACACTAGAGGGATAGAATGGCAAATACAAAAATACCTAATGAATTACTAGAGCTAAGTGTAAAAACTTTTGGTACCTCCTCTTTAATGATTGGGGATACGACAACTGGTACAATTGATGCAGCTAACTACAACACTGGGTTAGGTGTGGATGTTTTTGCAGCTTTAACAAGTGGTGACCAAAATACAGCTATAGGTTGGACAGCATTAACTGCTAATACAACAGGTCATAGCAATGTAGCTTGTGGGGACCAAACATTAGCAGCAAATACTTCTGGAACTCAAAATGTGGCTATAGGTAGTGCTGCTTTGTATGCTAATACCACAGCTTCTAATAACACAGCAGTTGGTTATGGAACTTTACTAGCAAACACCACAGGGGTAGAAAATACAGCAGTTGGGTCAAGAGCATTAGATAATAATGTTACAGGTAATTACAACACTGGTATAGGTTATGCTGCTTTATTTGATAATACAGGTAATTACAATGTAGGAGTAGGTGTTAATGCTTTGCAAAATAATACTTCAGGTGCAGATAATGTGGCTGTTGGTAGGGATGCTTTAGGCTCAAATACAACAGCAATTGATAATGTTGCAATGGGCTCGTTGGCTCTTAGTAGTAATACAACAGGCACAGGTAATACAGCAGTTGGTACAGTATCACAATCAGGAACAACAACAGGAAGTAGCAATACTTCAGTTGGTAAAAACTCTTTACAGAATAATACTACAGGATATGAGAACACCGCAATAGGAAGAAGTGCTTTAGTCGCAAACACCACAGGTGCAGGTAATACTGTTATAGGAAAAGATGCAGGTAATGAAATAACTACTTCTAATAATAATACTGTAGTAGGTCACAATGCAAGTATAAGTTCAGCAACTTCTCAAGGTAATGAGGTTGTATTAGGGCAAGGCTTAACAGGTATTGGCTATCATCAAGGTATCTTAGGTGGAGTTAATGGAGTTTACAATCAACCAAATACTACAACCTTTGCTCAAACATCAGACGAGCGTATTAAAAAGAATATTGAAGATTATACTTTAGGACTGGACACTATTAATAATATTAGGGTCAGAACTTTTGAATATAGAGAATTAGATGAAATACCAAATGGTACAGATGGTAAAATTTTAAATCCAAATGAGTTACCTGAAGGTGAAAGAGTAGGTGTAATTGCTCAAGAAATTATCGATGTATTACCAAGTTGTGTTACAGAACACGAAAATAGCAGATTAAGTGTAACAACTGATAATGTATTATGGACTTTGGTAAAAGCTATACAAGAACTTTCAGCAGAAGTTGAAACACTTAAATCACAACTAGGAGAATAAAATGACACAAACAGTAACAGAAGTATTAACAGCAGCAACCGATAGCGTAACGCTTATTAATGACATTAACACTAAAGGTGCTAATTCACTTTACGCAGGAGCATCTAATGACATAGAAGGAAATGTAGTAGCTTCTACATGGACTCAAGCAGAGATAAATGAAACCGTACAACGTAACGTTGACCACATCGAACTTATCTTGGCTTACACAGACCCAGATGTAGCAGGAGACTCATCAGATAAGTCTAGCTATACAACAGCAGTTACTACAGGAAAAACTTATATCACAGATAATTCCTAAAAACAAAACACACGGAGAATAAATAATGGCAAGTTACACTAGACAAAGTTCGTTTGCAGACGGTGATACAATCACTGCTGCTTTATTTAATAACGAATTTAACCAACTTGTAAACGCTTTTCACAACTCTACAGGGCACAAACACGATGGCACAACAGCCGAAGGACCTGTTATAGGGTTGATTGGAGATGCAGGAGAAACTTCTCCGAACAATAAGGTTTTAATTGATACAACAAATAACTACATTGAGTTTTATGTAGAAGTATCTTCATCACCTGTACAACAGCTATACATAGCCGATGGTGCTATTGTACCTGTTACAGACAGTGATGTTGACTTAGGTACAAGCTCATTGTACTTTAAAGATGCTTATATAGATTCTATCACTACTACAGGTAATGTAGCAGTTGGTGGTAATCTTACAGTTACAGGTACAACAACTTTTAACGGTGGTACAATCACTATGGGTGATGCAGCTACTGACAATGTTGTATTTGGTGCTGATGTTGATTCTAACATTATTCCTGATGATGATAATACTTATGACTTAGGTAGCTCTTCACAACAATGGAAAGATATTTATATTGATGGTGTAGCTTACTTAGATGCAATAGACTTTAACGGAACAACAATTACAGCAACTGCAGCAGAACTAAATATATTAGATGGAGTAACATCCACTGCTGCTGAATTAAATATATTAGATGGTGTAACATCTACAGCAGCCGAACTTAATATTTTAGACGGAGTTACTTCAACTGCTGCAGAATTAAATATCCTTGATGGTGTTACAAGTACAACAGCCGAATTAAACTTACTAGATGGTGTAACATCTACTACAGCAGAACTCAACATACTTGATGGAGTCACAGCTACAGCAGCAGAGATAAATGCTCTTGATGGTATTACATCAACAGTTGCAGAATTAAACATCTTAGACGGTGTCACAGCTAGTGCAACAGATATAAATCTAATAGATGGTATAACCAACGGAACAGTTATAGCAAGTAAAGCTATTATAACAGATTCAAACAAAGACATTACTGGTGGTAGAAACATAACCATTAGTGGTGAGTTAGATGCAGCCACATTAGATATTAGTGGTGATGCAGACATTGATGGAACTTTAGAAGCTGATGCAATTACTATTGCTGGTGTTACACTAGCAGAAACCATTAGTGATACTGTAGGAGCTATGGTTAGCTCTAATACTGAAACAGGTATATCTGTAACTTACGATGATTCAGATAATACATTAGACTTTGTAATTGGTTCAGGAGTTATTACTAATGCAATGTTAGCAGGTTCTATTGCTAATAGTAAATTATCAAATTCAAGTATAACAGTTAGTGATGGTTCAAATACTACTTCTATTTCATTGGGTGGTACATTAACATTCTCTGGAACTTCTAACGAAGTAGAAGTAGCAGAAAGTTCAGGTACAGTAACAATAGGTTTACCAGCAGCTACACAAATAACAACATCTTTAGGTATCGGTGGTGGCTCTACAAACGGAGTACAGATTTCTCAAGGTGCTATTGCAATTAAAAATGGTGGTACACAATCTTATGTAGATTTTTATTGTGAGTCTTCAAATGCTCATTATGCAAGATTACAAGCTCCTGCTCATAGTGCATTTAGTGGTAATATAACTGCAACACTACCTGCAACCACAGGTACAATAGCTTTAACATCAAGTGATATTACAGGTAATGCAGCAACAGCTACAGCTTTAGCAACAGCAAGAACAATACACGGAGTATCTTTTGACGGTACAGCTAATATAGATTTATCAGAAGTAGTACAAGATACAGTCGGTGCTATGTTCTCAAGTAATACTGAAACAGGTATAGCAGCCACATATGAAGATGGTGATGGTACAATAGATTTAGTAATAGGTAATGATGTCATAGTAAACTCTATGATAGCAGACGATGCAGTTGCTAATGCTCAAATAGCAGACGATGCTATTGATTCTGCTCAGATTGCAGATGGAGCTATTGATACAGCACACATTGCTAATGACCAAGTTACAGGAGATAAGTTAGCTAATGATATTACAATAGCAAATAACTTAACTGTTGCAGGTAACTTAGCAGTTACTGGTACAACTACACAAACAGGTTCAGTGGTTAGTGATTCTAACTTTACAGGCTTGTTAGATGAAAACACAGGTAACGCTAGTGACTTTGGTTTTTATGGTAAGTATGTAGAATCAAGTACTACTAAGTATGCTGGATTATTTTATGATGCATCGACTGATAATACATTTAGATTATTTACTGATACACAAACAGTTCCCGGCACTACTGTAAATACAGGTGCTACAGGATATGCTGCTGCTGACTTAATAGCTGCAGGTATTACAGGTACAACAGCTACATTCTCTGGAGACTTAAATGTTGATAGTGGTGTATTGTTTGCAGATGTAAGCACAAATAGAATCGGTATCAATGAAACAACCCCAACAGTTTCTATAGATGCAGGTTCTAATACAGATGCTATATTAGTACCTAAAGGTACAACAGCACAAAGACCAACTGCAGAAGCAGGACAGTTTAGATATAATACAACTACATCACAGTTTGAAGGTTATACAAGTGAATGGGGTGCTTTAGCTGGTTCAGGTGGTAGTGGTGGAAGTTCATCATCATTTGTAAGAGATGAGTTTACAGGTGATGGTAGTACAACAGCCTTTACATTATCTAAATCTATTTCTGCAAACAACGAAGACAGATTAATAATATTTAACGAAGGTGTATTCCAAAGACAAGATGCTTACACTTTATCAGGTACTACATTAACATTTGATACAGCTCCTGCTAACGGTAACAAAGTTGTTGCTTACATTATGGAAGTTGGAGTTGTTGGTGCAGACCCAACAATAGATACAATGACTGGTGATGGTTCAGATACTACACTAGCTTTAAGTGTAACACCTTCACATGAAAATGCAACCTTTGTAACTATAGATGGTGTATTTCAACACAAAGATACTTATTCAGTTTCTGGTAGCACACTAACATTTAGTGCTGCTCCTCCATCAGGAACTAAAGTAGAATGTACAACATTTACAACTACTACACTTACAAATGTTACAATAGTTCAAGATGCTGATAACGATACTAAAATACAAGTAGAAGAAAGCTCAGACGAAGATAAAATCAGATTCGATACTG